CTCCGGTCAACGACTGAATCACCCCAGCCAGCCTGACCCCATGTGCCAGAACCCCAGCCGCCGTCAGCCATTTAGACCTCAACCGGCTAAGCTGAATGTGTAAGTTACGCTCAAAACGTCACCAGAAACCACAGAGCGGTCACCGGGCGATGAGAAGTCAGCAGCAGAGAACAATGTTCCAGTTGTACCACTCTTAGCACTACCACTTGTCAAGAACGCACCGCCAACAGTGGAAGTCGCATTGATGTTAAACGTAGCAGGGGAAGCTGAGTTAGTCACCACAGAAGGGTTTGCAGTCGTTGCTGTGGCAAACGTAGCAGTCACGCGGGTTGCATTGCTGTAAGGCACAACTTCAGTCCAGCCTGCGTGAGAAGACATTGTGTCACCAGCCGCAGGGGTGTTAGATGCACCAGCACCATACAGACCAATATACCAAGTGGTAATCTGGGTCACTGAAGTCAGAGCTGTGCCAGCCATGTACTGAAGGCCAACGTTCACTACCAAGTTCTTGGACTCAGCAGACCACTTCAAGTTACCATCTTTATCATGGCACTCAACGTAATAAACGCCTGTGGCTTTGGCTTGCTCGCCTGATTGTGTACCGGCAGTCAGACCACTAAAAACATGGTCAGTTGCTGTGAGTTTTTCTGTGGTCATATTGACTCCTTAGTTAGAAGAACGAATTAATGCCGCCGATGCTGTATTAGCGGGCATTGTGATTGTAAAGTTAGAAGATGTTTTATCGGAACCAAAATCCAATACGGCGATTGATTTATTACCCTGAGATGAGTTATAGATCAAAGCACAACGAGCTGTTACCGAAGCATTGAATATCACGTTGGAGAAGTTAACAAACGCAGTAAACCCATCAGATTGAACAGTTGTGCCAGTCAATGTAACCCCGCCAGCCACATAACCAGTACCAGTCACCTCATTTGTTGATGAGTAAACAGTTGTGGCCTGATTCAAATCCGCGCTGGCTGTGTACAAAGATATCTTTAAGATATCAGTTGTAAGGTTGTGGATGCCTTGATACAGCTCTTTTTTGAAGCTGGTGGTCTGGGTTTGTACTATTGAACTCATGATACAGACACCCTAACCTGACCATCACGATAAGCATCAGCACGTTGTTTGCCATCTGCCAAGTTTTTATACAAAGCAATTGCCTGAACATAACGCTCTTGAGCAAGGGCTACCATATCTGCTTCACCCTTCATGTAGGTGTAAGCTTCGCAAATAGTTCCGTACAACAGAACAGAATCAAAGTTATCACCCAGCCATGTGGTGCCGGCAGTAACAATCGACTCGGGATAGTAGTTGTAATGAAGTTCTGCGTTGTATGCAGCATTAGGTGTCGGGCCAATAATAAAGGTCAGCTCGTTTACATCATCTGAACGGGGGCCAAAAATGGCGTAGTGCTTGGGTTTACCCGTTGTTGCGGGGTTTGGATATGCCTCGCGCATGAAGTTCACATCTTTGTTCAAGAGGTAAAGATACTCTCCGCCAGCAGCTGGGTATATGGCAAGGCTATATACAGACAAAAAATCAGACGGACACTGAAGGTATTTGTTACCGCTTGTCAACACGCCCGTCACGTTCTTTCTCAAATTAGCGGGCTGTGCAGTGTTATAGATGCGCTGCTCCGCCTGACGAATGAACACATTCATATTGTCAGTTGGGAAAGAGTTCTCGCAGTAGTCTCCTACTTGCGTGACAAGCTGGGTGTAATTCATGCCATCGGGCCTCGTGCCATCAAGCCTTTAGTGGCTGCGCCTGTACCGCGAACTTTGATGCCGCTGGTCTTAGTGCCGGGCTGCTCATTGCGAGTGATGTTACCTACAGACATATTGACTGTAGATGCACTGCTATGGTTAGGGCCGCTACCGGGGTTAGACGAAGCTTCAACAACTTCACCAGTCATTGTGTGGGGCTGAGCGTAAACAGACGCATCACCCACCTCTTTACCCATTAATTTTTTGCTAAATGTAGCCATGATTAACCTCTATTCTGTGCAGCAATTTTAGCCAAACCACGACCCATAGATTTCATATCGGCATTGGTTTTACCCTTACCTTTACCCATTCCGCCCATAACTTCTTTTTGGGTGGGGCCGCTGTTGCCCAAGTTTGTACCGTCGGTCTTGCCTTTTTTAGCAATGCCGTCAGCTGATTTTGTGTATGCCATGTTTAAACTCCTTAAGATATCGATACTGTACCAACAAATGTCGTTCCCACCAAGTAGTTTGGCGTTAACCCTGCGTCAAAATTACTAGCCCCGCCAACTGGATTCCATCCCCATTGAATATCCCTTGAGCCTCCCGACAGATTACCATTTGCATTTATGCCAGAAGTTACATACGTAGTATCTCTGCGCGGATTACGCAACGCTTGCGGGTCATCTACCGGGAATGTTCCCAACATTAACTGCGGTTGGTCTGGATCCCAGCACTCAGGACAAACCAATAACTCATACTTGCGCTGCTTAATAATTTCTGTCTTAAGCTGTTTGAGTTTAAATTGTTGACCGCAGCGGTCGCACTCAGCAATCGCTATCTTGCCGGATGCGAATCTATTTCCCATTTAAGTTCCGCTTCCAATATAGTTTGGTCTTGGAACAAAACGAACCGCTGCTTTCTCACGATCCTCACCAGCAGCAATCTCAAATGTCTCGTCGTAAATTTGTTTAAGCATTTGGATGCGAGGCATCAGCTCAGGAACTTTAATGGCAATGTGATACGCCAAACCAGCAACCACGCATGGCAAAAATCTAAAGTTCATATCTGCAGTCTCAGCACCAGCACCGGCGTCTTGAACTCGGCGCAATCTCCAGTACACAAACTGATATGTTGTGGAGTTGTCGGGCGTGGGCCATAATGTCACAGCTGGAAGCTGAGGAACATAAACTGCTGTACTTGCAGTATGTGATGCGGCTGTTGTGTTATTTTGGCCTCGGAATACACCGCCAAGGGTATTCCCTGATACATACGTGTAGTAGATATCTTCGTTATCAAGGCGGATAAAACCTGCTCCGGCTAACCCAACCACCGTGTTAAGCGTGATCGTTGTGTCCGTGGCGTTGATGGATGTTGCGAGAACAGAGCTTGTAGGATTGACTTCACCAGATAACCTTTGAATCCATACTTGAATCGGTCTCGCCTGTTGTAACTTGTTTGGGATTGTTGCATAGGTAGAAACACTAATACGTGAGATTGTTAAGTCTGCCTGCGTGGATGCAGTGTTAGAGCCTGTACGGATTACATGCTCAAGCAGATCAATGGTGTCTGTTGGTAATGCATATGTAGCCAAGCCGGGCGTCAAGTTAATAACACCCTGATCCATAGTCCACATGTTGATGCCACGGTTCTGCCATTCAATGGTCATTAAGTTCATAGACCTGCGGGCTGTACGCAAGTCATAACCAGAACGCATCTCACGCCCAGCCCTCTCCCATGCTTCCTCGGCAATCTCCGTGAAGTCCATATTAAATAGGGTTGAGCCGGTAGTGGTCATCTAAATCCTGCTGTCTTTTTTGCTATTGCTTTGGGTTGAGCTACAAACTGTTTGCCAGATGCTTTCCCAGCACGTTTGGCTTTGGTTGTAGCTGCGTATTCTTTTGAGGATAATGATTTAATTGCTGCTTCAGGCAAATATCTCTCGCCCGTCTTACTTGACGGCTTACCAGACTTAGTGCGCCATTTCTGGTCGCCCCAGTCCTTAAGAGATTTCTGAGGAGCTTTCAATCTTTATATCCTCCACCGGCTTTCTTGTATTTTTTAGCTACAAGTTGCGCTTTACGGGCTGACCATTCACCTGCGCCTGTACCCTGAGTGGCTGCTGCTTTTACTTGGGACACAATCCTCTTACGAAGACCGGGTTTGGTGTAGTTACCGGCAGCGTTGACCTTGCCGCCTTCAGCATATTGAGTAAAGTCGGTGTCATCCCGGCGAGCTTTACGCTTACCACCGGGCATTTTAGAAGGCATAATCGCCCCCATACCACGACTAGCTAACATGATTATTTCTTCTTGCCGTAAGCCATACCGCCGCCACACATAGCGATCTGGGTGCCTTTAGTCTTACCACGCTGGGCAATACCATCAGCAGCGCGTGTATAGCCGCCAGAAGCCAG